ACAAGAAGAATATATAGATGAGGATGAACAAGATGATGATGATTCAAAATGGGATTAAACTGGACATATAATGACACTGAATTTACCGAGGAAATGATTGGTGATAACTATGGATTCGTCTATTGTATCACCAACACAACAAACGGAAAGAAGTACATAGGTAAGAAATTCTTTTACAGTTCCAAAACCAAACAAGTAAAAGGTAAGAAAAAACGTTACAAAGTTTTTTCAGACTGGCAAACTTACTATGGTAGCAATGAGGAATTGAAAAAAGATGTTATAATACACGGAAAGGAATGTTTCAAGCGAGAGATACTCCATTTGTGCCTATCCAAAGGTGCAGCAGGTTATCTTGAAGCAAAGGAACAATTTGTCAATGGTGTATTAGAAAGTGATGAGTATTACAATACCTGGATTATGGTAAGAGTGAGAAAATCGCATCTTAAAGGAATTTAATGTTAGAAATTTTCAAACACATTGGAGATTATGATACAATCTTTTTTGTGCCACACCCGGAAGGTGATGACGACCAAGTGAAATTGGAAGTTGCACAATATAGAGAAAAGAGTGAAAAAGTTGGTGGTTCAGAAATGGGTGATTTGTTCGATATCATCATTTTTCGTATGAATGAAGAATATGATATTGTGGACTTGGATAGATTCGATGGCATTCTAATTGATCCTAGAGAATATGTTACAAGAATGATTAAAGATGATTGGTATGGTATGATTACCAGGAAAACTACCACATCCGACAAACTGGCCAAGGACATATTTGCCAAATGGTCAAATTTGAGTTATAATAACGAATAACAACTTTTAATGATACATTATGATTCTCGTTGATTTAAATCAAGTACTGTTGGCAGGCCTCATGGCTCAAATTGCCAACCAAAAGCCGAAACTCAAATTAGAAGAAGATTTGATTCGTCACATGGTTCTGAATATCATCAGAACTCACCTAAAGAACTTCCGCAAAGAATACGGTGAGGTTGTTCTGTGTGCTGACAACCGTAAATACTGGCGCAAGGAATTCTTCCCCTTCTACAAGGCACACCGCAAGAAAGCACGGGAGAAATCCGACCTTGATTGGCATCTTATCTTTGATATGCTTGCCAAATTCAAAGTTGAACTCAAGGAAAACTTTCCATACAAAGTAATTGATGTTGAAGGTGCAGAAGCCGATGATATCATTGGTACGCTTGCACCTCGAGCTGTCATGCATGAAGATGTATTGATTATTTCCAGTGATGGAGACTTTCTACAACTGCAAATGTATAATAACAAGTCACAACACAAAATCAAACAATATAATCCTGCACAGAAGAAATTCCTTGTGTCAGAAGATCCGTTGAAAGAATTGAAAATGAAAATTATCAACGGAGATAAAGGTGACGGTATTCCAAACATCATTTCTTCTGGTGATACATTCGTTACTGGCCAAAGGCAGAAACGTATGACTGAGCAAAAGATGGAGAAATACCTAAATGAAGAATATGTAAATTACGATACGATTGCAAACACAGGATTCGCACGTAATCAGGTACTAATCGACCTGAGAAACATACCAGGCGAAATAAAGACTAAAATCATAAATACCTATGAAGAAACAAAACCCGCATCTAAGGGAAAAATTTTAGATTACTTTATCGCAAACAAACTTAAAAACCTAATGGATGTTATTGAGGAATTTTGATGAAACCACTTTATGAAATTTTTGATGAATTTGAAGAAGCCAAAAATAAACAAGAACGAATGGCTGTAATTGGCAAATACCTTTCACATACATTAGTTGATGTTTTGAGGATGACATATCATCCCGACTATCAATGGAAAGTCAAAGAATTACCCGACAACTACAAAGTGCCAACAGATATTTTACCTGGCATCACATATGATGGTCTTAATGCACAATTACGCAGATTGTATATGTTTCAAGTCGGAAATCCAACAGCAGAAAATCTAACAGATAAAAGACGCAAAGAGCTTTTAATTCAAGTGTTGGAATCTATCGAACCCAGAGAAGCTGAAATCATTCTTGGAATTTTCCAGAAAGATTTGGGTGTTAAAGGCCTTGATTATAAATTTGTCAAGGCAGCATTTCCTAATATGTTACCTTAATAAGGAGTTTTTGTGTCTAAAGTTATGTCTAAGTTTCGTAAAGCTCGGGACTACGATGATGATGATTTTCTTGATAAAGAATATGATAAGAAAAAAGTACGCAAAAAGGATCAGCGTAAATTAAAGTATTATGATGACTATGAATCCTACTACGGTAGTCGTCAAAGTGCAAAGACACAAAAATACCGATACTGATGTTGTAGATACACAACAAATCACTTGACAATATCTCCAGCTATGTTATAATACATTTTATTCGTTGGAGATATTGTTATGATGATTTACACTCGCACACCAAAATCCAAAAAGCGTAAACCTAACGCTACTCAGCGCCAACTTGCTGCTGAGTGGGATGAAATTGTCAAAAAATACGAACCCAAAAAACCCGTAAAGTACAAAGCTGTCACTTGGCAGCCTTCCAAGCCTTTTGTACGTGAAACTCCTAAGTATCCATCATTAAATAGCTTTGGCGGCAACGCCACAAAAGCAGAAACCAAGGTTTACACAGGCGACAAGATGCTCGGAATTGCAACTTTGCACAAATCAAACGCTGTTCCTGTGTTTAACAGCGAGGAAGCAGTAGATATTTCGAAAATGAGGCGTTAAAATGAGCCAAAAAATGAATTTTGTTGTAAAATTGCAACGGCCTGTTTGTAGGACGCCCATTAAGCCTGTTCAAAAGCACAAAAATGAGGTAAAATATGAGCGAAAACCAAAACACCGAGCAAAATCTCTCACCTATTGATTGGAGAACGCTTGACCAAGCAGTCCGTAGATGGGTTGCTCTGTCTGGTTATGAAAAAGATTTAGAAAAATACAGATCCTTACAAGAAGATTATGACGAAAAAATACTACGTGGATATAATTGATGCTGGTGATGGTTCAGATGATGTAATTTTACAACTACCTGATGATTTGATACTTGACATGGGTTGGAAACCTGGTACAATACTAAATCTGAAGGTTGAAGAAACGCCAACCGGCAATATTTTGATTATGACGGAGAAAAAATGAGTTTACTTGCACAAAAATCCTTGCTTGCCAAGCTTATGGCTACTGAAAACCTGACAATTTATCAGGCTCAAGTGCCTACAGCTAGCTTCAATGTGCAAACCCGCACACTGACCGTGCCTATTCTTGACCAAAAACTATCCAAAGAGCTGTATGACTTGTTTATGGGTCACGAGGTTGGTCACGCTCTCTATACTCCTTTCGAAGGAATGAAGAAAGCCAAAGAAGAAAAAGTAAATATGTCCGTTTTGAATGTCGTGGAAGATTCCCGAATCGAACGAAAAATCAAAAACAAGTATCCTGGCATCAAAGCTCCGTTTATCAAAGCATACAAAGAGCTACTTGACCGTGATTTCTTTGGTACATCAAACAAAGATGTAACAAAAATGAACTTTATTGACCGTGTTAATCTGCATTGCAAGATTGGTGCATCACTTGCTTTGCCATTTAATGAAGAAGAACGCAAGCTTCTAGATGAAGTTGAGTCTACCGAAACATATGAAGAAGTTGTAGAGCTCACAAAACGCATTTGTGAATTCATGGAAGACCAATATGAGAATATGCAATTTGAAGAAATTGATGTTATCCTCGATGATGATGGTGAATTAGAAATTGACGATGAAGATTTAGACGTTTTTGGTTCTTCACAATCAGACGATGTTGATGGAGAAATTGAATCCGAGCAAAAATCTGAACAAGAAACTAAAGCCGAAGGTGAATCCGAAGATACGGATGGCACCGAAGCAGATGGAACAACAGCAGGTGCTGGCATGGGTGCTGGTCGTAATCTGAAACCCAATTCAAAACCACTAGAAATTCGTTCGGAAACTGATGATGCTTATCGTAAGAACGAAGGCAAACTGTTTGACCAAAGCAAATACACAAAACATATCTATGGAAATATTCCTTTTTACGATACTTCCAAGATTGTTGACTACAAAGAAGTGTATAGCCGTTACAAAAATGAAGGCCTTGAACTTCCTTTGGCTAAATTCAATCAATATCGCCGTGAATCCTCTAAGGTTGTGTCGTATCTTGTGAAAGAATTTGAACTCCGCAAGAATGCCGACCAATATAGCCGTGCAAAAGTTTCTAAAACTGGTGAATTGAACATGAACAAATTGTATGCGTACAATTTCACCGATGATATTTTTAAGAAAATGACAACCTTGCCTCAAGGCAAGTCACACGGATTGGTGATGTTCATTGATTGGTCTGGTTCCATGGTCAATCACATTGAAAATACCGTGAAACAATTGCTCAACTTGGCATTGTTCTGCAAGAAAGTAAACATTCCCTTTGATGTTTATTGTTTTATTGAAAGTACAGAATCCCAATATATGAGCAGACCTGTTCGAAAAGGTGGTGACCTTGTTCTGTCTCAATTTGGTATTATTAATTTGCTTTCTTCCCGTATGAAAGCACATGAATTTACCACTGCTGGCGCTGCACTATTGCAAATGTCAGGCGGAGCAACTCCACAAGTTTACGGTAATAGCCGTTATCATCGAACATACACACCGCCTTGGCTTGGCTTTTCTGGCACTCCTTTGAATGAGTGTATCATTGCTGCCATGGAAATTGTTCCTCAGTTTCAGAAAAACAACCGTTTGCAAATTGTCAACACCGTGTTTCTGACTGATGGTGAAGGTTCCACAATTAACAATGTGTTTGATAGTGATTATAATGATTCTAGTATTGAGAGTCATGGTTATACACATATGCACATTTGTGATCCGATTACAAAAAATGAAGAAGTATTTTCCCGTATCGGTCAAAGCTGGCGCATGAACAATGCAATGAGACAGACCGATTGTTTTTTGCGTTTACTCAAACAGCGTACTAATTCCCATGTCATTGGATTCTTTGTTGGTGAAACAAAAGACATTGCACAACGAGCCGGTTATTTCTGGCCAGAGTGTGATGGCTTTGAATATAATCAAAAAGAAAAATACATTCAACAATTCAAGGACAAGTTTAAGAAAGAATCTTGCCTTGTAATTAATTCAACTGGCTTTGATGATTACTATGTTCTCCGTTCAACAGGCCTAAGTAT